AGTAGATCTCTCGTCCGAGGAGGAAAGGTGTTTACGAGTTTTATGTGAGATAAAGTTAGGAAAACGCCAGTCTGGCAGATCCGACACGATTGACCGCATAGAGCACGATGTTTTTCAGAGAGGGCAGCCTATGGGAAGCGCGATGAGCTTCCCTCTGCTCTGTCTGATTAACAAGGCTGTAGTTGACCTTTCTCTCGCGGACCTATTGGAAACAAAGAAAATTGGATGGACCGAGTTCGTCCAGCATCGCTGTCTCATCAACGGTGATGATCTTCTCTTGAGGGAACCCAAAATGGGATCCGATATCCTGAAACAGGCCGTCATACGCAATGGCGGGGAAGTAGGGCTTATCGTCAATGAGGACAAGAGTGGAGTCTCCGCAGTCCATGCGGAGATTAATTCCACCATGTTCGAACGTTCCATGGCGGGGTGGGAGAAGAAAAAGAAAACAAACGGAAATTCTCTGTATATGTCACCTGATGTCCAGGATGTCCTCGGAGTCGCCTTCGAGGGTACACGGACAAAGGAAGGTTTCATACGGGTTGTACGCGCAAATGCGAAGCTACTTGCTGAGCAGGAAGATAAACTTCTCTGGAAGTTACCCTTCTCGTACCAGGCCGCAGCGAGGAAAGACAAGAAAATAAAGAAATCGCTGTTAGTGAGCCCCCCTGCCTCGCAGGATGATCAATGGAATCTGTTCCCGGTTGTTCCAGCCCCAGAGGGCTACGAACTCACCCATGAAGAAACCAAAGAAATCCTGACTTCGGAGGTAGACAGAGTCCGAAAAAATGCGATCGAACTTCAGAAGGCTAAGTCAATGAAAGCCTTCTGCCAACGGAAGGGAATTACCGACTATTGGGCCCAGTTTACTTTTGGCCCACGGAAGGTAAAGAAGCCAATTTCTCACGGAAAGAGTTGGCGGTCGCTCATAAAAAAGAAAAAGGGTCCTGTCGAGGAAAAAGTCCTTCGATGCCTCGCAGAGGCCTACCTAACAAAGAAGAAAGAAAGGCTGGTGAGAGAAGAGGCCGAGACAGCCTCCGCCGAGGGTATATTCGAATTGTTTCACGACATTTCGTTGTATCCCAGTGCAATTCAATATTTAACTGAACTCATCAGGGTGGATACACCAAAATCTTGTCTGGAGCGAAAATCCCCCCAAGCAGCGGATTATATCTGGTTCCTCTCCTGCCACCAGGAGACGGAGCTGCGCCCAACCCCAGTCCAAGCCAGGAACTGGGAGTGGAACGCACGATTTTTTAGTTTTTCGGAACAAAAGGAATTACTAGAGAAAATGAAACTGCTTTTGACAAAGCTTAGGCGAGACGTCTAACCGAG